CGCTCATACCGTCACTTGCGCCTCGTAAGGAATCCGAACTGGGACGATGAAACACCCCGGCGATGGGTATCCGGCCATGATATACGGGGTCTCCATCACCATCAGCGTTGTGCTACCCGAAGTCAGGGTAGTGCCGCGTTTGAATGCCAACTGGATAGCCTCCGCGCGCGCTTCTGCCGTGGCGGTTCCTATCTGTGAAGGGAAAGCGCAGTCAGTTTGGTAGAAGCCTCTGTCCCGGTATGAAGCTCCCATCTCGGGGTTGTCCGGCTTCGCTCTCACCATCGTTCCGGTCTGATACGGCACTCCGGTTATCGGCGCGAAGTCGATATTCTCCCAAGCGTACAAGTTCGCGGTCACGGTTCCGCCGCTCCCGGCTACCGTAACGGCGGTCGGGATACTGAATTTAGTGGCGCTGATAACCGTGATCTTGTAGACGCCGTTGATCGTCGGCGTAGAGGTATGCCCCGCCAGAGTCACGTACAGGCCGCTCACAAGGCCATGGGGCGCTGCCGTGGTGATTACCGTACTGGCGGCTACCGTAGACGTGCTGACGACCGCTGGCGCGATCAGCGGCACCATCGCGCTCAGGGCGTTCTCTATGGCGTTGCGGATGTCGCTCATTCTTTGTACTTCCACTTGTCGGGGACGTGGGATTTCACAACACCGTTGACGATTCCTTGGAAATCCATCTCGGTGCGCCCGACGATTCCGCCGGCGGGTGTCTGGGGTGAGTGCCCCCCGCGTTCGAGCAGCAGGGCATAGGGCTGGTTGTTCGTGAAGAAGTGGTCGGCAAACGGGTTCGCTTCAATGCCCGCGCCGCATTCCATGCGCGAAGTAGAACCTTGCGCCTCGATGTGCTCCGACGTGTCGCTAGACGGCGCGCCGATGCTGTGGTGCCAAGAACCTTTGAACGCGCCTGGCGTGTAGCCTTTAGGCCATATCGCTGGGTGCCACGTATTCGGATCGCCGACTACCGAGTAGTCGAGTAGGCGGTCTACCACCTGCGTGAGAACCTCCTTGGTCTGGTTCTCCAGCTTCAGCAGCAGCTCCGCTTGCGCGAGCTTGAACTGTTCGTGGAAGGAGGCCATTACCCTACTACCTCTATGAAAGTGTAATTCTTTTTGCCGTAGGTGTAGTTTTTAGCCTGTAAATCTTCGCCACGGATAAATTCTTCTACTTCCAGATTAATCTGATCCATCGACATCGTGACGACTAATTTACTCACACGCCTGCCAGTAAGACCGAAAAGCTCAAGCAGGTGCATCTGTAACGCGCCCATCGCTTCTAATTCTTCCTGCGTAGTCACTCGGTCTTTTTTGGTCATTGTCGTATCCTGCAATCGTAAATTACACTAACGCCAGCCGGGTTGAGAGGTTTTATCTCCACAATACTCCACTCGCTGCCGTCTGCCATGAAAACGTGGTCGTCTACTTCCGGTCGTACTTTGTTGGCCGCCAGAAAAAGATTCCGGTCTGCGCCGGATACCAGAGTGCCGTTCTGCAAGGTTTCGCCAAAGTTCATGCGCAAGTAATCGAACACCGCACCTTTGATCGTGGTATCCGTTTCTGTCGGAGTCATGGCCCCGTTGACGTACACACCTTGCCCGTATTTACGCAGAACCACGTCCTGCCCGAAGCGCGATAGCAGCTTGGTAGCGGTAGCGGAAGCTCGGGTGTAGTCGTAATCGGGCATTACCCTCTCACCAACTGGACATTCACCCCGCCAAGCGACGACAAGAACGGCGCCAGCAACGCCTCTACCGCGTCGAACTGAATGCGCTGAGAACTGCCCTGCTCGTACTTCACCGTGATCGGGCCGATGGTTTCTTGTGCGGTTTTCTGTGTGCCGTCGGGGAACAGTTCCGTTCCCGACAAGACTTTCTGTGCGAGGATGATGTTGGCGCTCACTACCTCTACCGGAACCACATTTGGAGGAACTAGGTAGCGATATGAATAGCTGTTGCCGTAGTAGCCGGTTTCGGTAGATACGGCAGAACGCGGCCAGTCCTGGGGTTGTGTAGCGGAATATCGAACGCCTTTCCAGCGCATCCGGTAATCTTGTTTCAGGTACAGGCAACCTTTGCGAAGGGCTACCTCGATCTGGGTGTCAGTAAACGCCGAGTAGTCGTAACCAAAATTGTCGCTCTGCATCTTGAACGTGGCGACACTTGAAAACGCCTCGGCGCCAGGTACTCGGGTGCCATCTTCGACGATCAGGGCCACGAATTACACCTGTTCCGACGCAGCGTGTTCGCGGCACAGGTCGCGCAGCTTCGCTTCACCAGACATGTGGTGGAACGCGATTTCCTGTTCGGTCAAATGCGCCTTCAGCGCGTCCTTGTCCATGTCGTCGAACTGGTCGGTGTCAGGCGCGGGGTCTTCCGGGTCGCCCTTCGGCGGAGTGTCGAATAGAACGTCGTCTTCCGTAAGGTCGGCGGTGTTCTTGATGAAGTACCCGTCGGGTTGGTGGTCGGGGTTATCGGACTTGACTTTTGAGGTTTCGATGAATCCGCTCATTTTTTGCCTTTCTTTGCTTTGGCTTTTCTAGCTACCGAAAGCGCGATAGCTACCGCCTGTGTCTGTGTCATGGAGGGATGGTTTTTAAGTTCCATACCAATGTTCTTCGACACGCTCTTACGTGAGTACCCTTTCACGAGCGGCATTATTTCTTGCCTGGTTTCTTACCGCTACCTTTTTTGGTTTTACAAGCCATTTTGAGTCTCCCCGTGAGTAGTTCAGAACGTAATTCAAGCAGCCTCCGAAGAGGCTGCTTTGATTACGCGCCGATCAGCAAACCACAGTGCCGGGGGGCGATCATCTTCACACCCCACGCAAGGTTGCACTCGTAACGAATCTGACGCTTTTGGCGGTAGAGACAGAACTCATATGTGATTCCGCTCACGGGGTCTGTGATCATCATCACGTCATCCGCGCAGTCGCCGCCCTCTGGCATCGCGGGGGCGCGAGTCGCCAACTGGATAGCCGAGCGGTGGAAGAACATATTGCGGGTGGTCGCGGCAACGGTGGTGATTGCCGTAGCGCCGACAATCGCTTTACGCAGACCCGGTTCGGCGATCACCAGAGTAGTATCGGCAGAGGCGACGTTTGCCACGCCAGTAACCACCACATATTCGTTGGTGTCGCCAGCGAAGGTGATGATGTCACCCGCGATGATCGTACCAGTACCCGCAGCCGCCGTCGCGATGTTGGTAACACCGATAGCGAAGCCCGCAGCGGTAGTGGTGGCCGAACCATTATTCGTACCGGCAGTCACCAACGTAGGTACTGCCTGGGATTGGTGAAGGCCAAGACCTTCAACATCACCCAGAACGCCACGACGCAGCAAATCGTCTGTACCGGCGCGGTAGACTTCGAACAAGCCGGCCTGTTTGCCCCGGATACGCGCAGTATTCGCGGAACCGTTGACCAGATGGCGGTCGCTAAGAGGGGCGCCATTTTCATCGAGGATTCGGTTTGCAGCGGCGAAATCAGAAAAATCACTCGCGGTATTGAACGGGGTGCCTGTTGCCGTACCGTAAGCTCGGCTAGCGTAAATATGCAGTGCCGCCAAGTCTGTTTCCACTTCGTTGGTCAAAGTGCGCAACGCCTGCGAAATACGTTGGGTGTTGATACCGCCCAGTGTACCCGCGTTTTGCAAGCCTTTGGTTTCTTCGCCAGTAATGCCGAAAGGAACGGAGCGGGTTTTGCTGATCGTCATGCCGACACTGCCGATAGTCTCCGAAGGGGTATCCGCCGCATATGCGCCGACGTTCAATTCCTCAGCGGCGAGTGCTCCGACAATAGGTGAATAGACCGTCTGGTTCTTCGCCGCGCGTTCAGCAGTGCTGTCTTGAGAAACGGCGCGAATGAAGCCAACTTGTTCGCGGGAAACTACGTCCATCGCCGCCTGAATAGACGGGATGAGGTTTGTGAGGGTTAATGCGCCCATGATGCTGCTCCTTGTAAGTTGAAGAGATGATTGGTTTTAACTCATCGCATCAACCCCCAAGGTATCCACGTTTCCGGCCCAACCGGACATTGCGCTGCTAAATCTTTGCGAAACCCCTGCCCAACAGGGGTTTCTATTTCTGATTCTTAGCGGTCTACGACCGTGATTCCATTCTTGTACGCGTCATGCTGTTCTGCTGGCGTAAGGGTCATGTACTTCTCGCGGCTGATCGTCTTAGCACCGCCCTTGCCTGCCCCCTGGAAGCTGCTGCTTCCCGAGTTGCCGTTGACGAAGAACCCCGGATATTGGCCGCGCAGGTCTTCGATAGCTTCTTTCGGGGCATATAGTGCTTTCCCGCTTTTTCCCATCGCCCCGTCTTTCGGGACAACATTCCCTTCTTCGTCCAGCGTAAAAAGTTGTTCGAGTTCGCGCAGCAGCGGCACCGACATGGACTGGTGTACGTCTGTAGGGAACGCTGTCCTCAGTTCCCCTTGCAAGTATTTCGCGTTAAACCGGGTTGCGAAAGCCTTCGCCTTTTCAACTTCAGCCTGCGCCTCGGCGATCTGCTGCGCCACCGATTCTTCGCGTTTCGCTACTCGACGCTGAATTACATCGTCAATCCGGCCCTCCGCGATTAGTTTTTGCTCCTCGTTATTCTCGAAGTGCGAGAGCATCGCCTTGGTCTTTTCCGGGTCAATCCCTTCAAAATTCTTGAGCGTTGCCTTATATTTTGTGTTCTCTTCCAAAAGCCGAGCGGTGTTCGCTTTCAATCCTTCGGTTTCTTTCGCTACTGCCGCCGCAATGAGTGCGGCCGTATCGGATGCTGCTGATGTATCTGTACCCCGATCTTCTGCCAATTTGGTATCCCCCAAGGATTTTGCTCTTCGGCCCAACCGAAGTTTGCAATTGGAAGGCTATAGATACATTTTTAGTTTGTCAAGTTTTAGGAACAAAAATAGCGACCTTTTTAGGGGTCGCTATCTTGGTGTGCGGGGTTTGTGATGCCTCAGTGGATAGTCTGTGACCACACGGCTTTGTAATACTTAGGGGAAAAACCTTTGTCGGGGTCTCCGACGAGTGTTCTGCGTACCCACACCTTCTTTTCGAATTCAGATTTTCGGTGTAATACACGGTAATGCCCTCGGCGCCAATGCAGCGCCGGAGATTCGTGCTGGGCTCCCTGTCGTGGGGTCTGCGCTCTGCGTCTCGTCTCCGCTAGGTTTAACGTAAGCGCGTGGTATTTGGGCGCTGGAGCAAGACCCGCTTTTTTCATTTTTCTGGTAACTGCGGGAGGTACGGATTCATTTTGCCTGTCCCTTAGCAGCGACTCCGATAGTAAGGTCAGTACGCCAAGTAGCAGGATGGCGCCTTTGTGGGCTAAAGAACCTGCCTGGCGCTCGTCGTTTATGACGATAAAAGGTTCGTACTCTTCCGCTGCTATCTCTTCCTCCGTCATTGCGCCTCTGTAACAGAAGCCATCGCCGTTCCGCTCCCTGTCAAAAAACTCTATCGTGCGGAATTCAACGTAGGTATCTAGTCCGTCGAGGAGAATATCCTGTTCACCAGACGTAGCCAACACCATGGCCTCGACGGCATCCGCCCTAAACACCTCACCCTCGTCGTATGTTATGTCGCCAGTGGCGTCTAGTTCTTCCATATCCTCTTCGGTAAGTTCGCGACCCCCGAACACATGCTGCACCTCAGCCGGGAGTACTACGCAATCTGAGAACTCGAACATGCACTGTGAAAACGGCAGCAGGATGCGTTCTCCGGTTTCTAAAAGTTCTTCATATCGCTCCTGCCCAGTATCTAGTAAGAACGCTTCCGGGATTCCTTTGCAGTCAAAGCGCTTGAACTCTCGTGCGCGTGCCCAAATATCCTCGGCGTTAGACGCTGCTAAAGTCCAGTCCCTTGCTTCAGCTTTCGCGATAAAAACAGGGTGGGATATGGTCGGAAGAATAGTTCTGTCGAAAGCCAGGTGTGCGTTAAGCATCTCGTGATTCCTTTTCTAGTAGCGCGGCGACCAGTAGTGCCCCGCGCCAGGCCTGTGAGTAATCCCGCCAGTTTTTAGGTACACCAGTCTGCCCACGGGAGAACGTGATTAGCATCTCACAGCGTTCTGTGCAGGGGTTCAGGTACGGGTACTGAGTCTCACCTTTAGAATACCACGCGCCTAGTAGTCTGCCGCAGATTGAACAGGTTATCGGCCTCCGTGGCTTCCCTCCGCGTAGGCGGGTAGTCGGCGCGTGGTACATGCCGGGCTACTATTGTCCGAGTTGAGGAAGAGAGGTTACTTTCAGCGGACGAGCGAGGTCTGACGACAGTTTCTCAGCGTCCATTTCGAGACGCGCCAGGTTCACAACTGTACGCGCCGTATGACTCACGGCCCTCGCATCCTCTGCTGACTGCGTGCCCGCGTTCAGTGCATCGAGGCTGTTGAATAGTGCTTCAGCAAGCCCTTTTGGGCTACGCTCTACTTTTGTTACTACCTTGATGTCGCTCATCACAATCTCCTTGTATGCGTTGAAAAATTCAACAAACGAGATATTAGCACAAGCTAAAACCCAAGTCAAATAAAAACGTCGTCAACTTAATCCCGCGATCAGCGCCAAGATAACCGCCAAATCCTCGTCCTCTTGTTGCGCGGCCAGCAGAACCTGCTGCCTGGCGTGCTCCTCGGCAACGAGGTGTGCCGCTTCCAGACTGAGCAGGGGCGCATTGCTCGTCGCCGAAGGGGTCGGCGCAGGCGGCTGCTCGGGGGCTGGAGTGCGAGCGGTAGCATCCATGAGGGGGGAGGGGCTGCTCGGCCCCTGTTGCTCCGATCCCGCTTGCGACGGATAGCTCTCTACCAAAGGCGCGGACTGCGTTACCACAGGCAGGGGCGATCCCGACGTGCCCCTTTGTGCCGTGCTGACGGTGCGAACCTTGTCTTGTGCGTAAGGTTGTAGGGCCCCGCCAGCCACTCGGCGGTTTGCCGCTGGTGCACCATCAATTTTAGGTCAACGTGCTCGATAACTTTAAGAACTACGTTATCGGCGTCGTCTGCCCTGCGGTGCAGAGTTTCACTACCCATCAATTGTTCTCCGTCACGTTAGCGCTCACTATCTTACCGGACTTGTCACGCACCATCTCGATAGTACGGTTCCCGGTCTGCGTATTCACGACCACTGGTGCTGCTTGGGGCGGTACCTCTTTTGGTTCGGGTACGTTCACGGTAACTTGTGCTGGCGCCACGTTCACCGCAGGGGTGTTCACGGTAATGGCTGGCTGATTAACCGTCACGTCGGGCGTGGTGACGTTCACAGTCGGGGCGGCCACGCTGACGTTAGGCGCGGCTACGTTCACGTCCGGCGTGTTCACCGTAACGGCTGCCGGTGCGATGTTGACGTTAATGGGCGGCTGCTCCGGCAGGTTGACAATCGGAGCAGCGATATTGACAACCGGCGCAGGTTGCGCAGCGATATTCACGATAGGCGCGGCTTGTGGCTGGCTCATCGCTGTCGATATTTTGTCGAGGATAGCGGTCTGTTGGTCGGCAGACGCCTGCATGGCGGCGTGATGGGCTGCCATGTCGGGCATTTGCATGTCAGGCGCTGAAGGTAGTGCAACCGCCTTGGGCGAACTCGCGGGAGTTGCTTGCGCGGTTACGGGTTCCGTTTCCATGCTCATCGGCGCGTCAGTTGTCGGGGCAGAACTGTCAGGTACGTTCGGGTTCAGTTGATCGGTGAGAGGCTGATCCTTGATCGGCTTGGCGGTGGTGGCGAGGCCGGTGGATTGCTGGATTCGTAACTGTTCTTGCTCGAAAGT